AGACCGTACTCAGCACTCAGCCGCTCGCGCAGTTCAATTTGCCCTTTCAATTCGGCGAGCAAGAGTGCGGTATTGTCCAAGTCGTTCAGGCAGTACTCGCGGATGGTGTCGGCTTCGGCTTGCGTCAGCGCCTTCTGCGGGTCGATGGGTAGGTCCTTCATGATGGGCGCGTGCAGCCGCCCGGCGTACAGTTTGAGAGAGCCTTGGAGCGGCGCGACTTCAATCAGGTCAATATGATCGACGGTCAGAACCGCGGGCGTGTAGGTTTGCTCAAACTCCCGGCGCTGCATGCCGTTGATAATCTCGCCGGAAGCGCGATGCAGGCGCACGGTACCGGCGCCGGTCAGCGCGAGGCGCACGACGGGCAAGTCATAGTTTATTGAGTTGAAGCCAACCAGCCGGAAGTTCGTCAGAACCCAGCGAAGCTTGGGAATCTCCAGATCGGCGTCGGGCGACAGTTCAAAGTAGACCACTTTCCCGGAGTCAACGCACTTGAAGGCCGCTAAGAAATAGTTGCTATAAACTTCTAAATCGTAAACCAGCGTTTTGCCAGCGGCAGCGGCTAGCTCCTCGTCGGTAAAGAGGGTCAGAATACCACCTTTGTTACTTCGGGATAGGTGCGGTTGGTCCAGACGTGAATTACTCGCGGCACTTTCAGATCCTTGATTACGCTCAGCGCTTCGTCGGTCGATTCTGGCGGCTCGCCGTCGCTACGCTCGCGCCACCAATCCCGCGCCTTCTTGCGTGGGAATCCCTTATGTTCAAGCATAACCCACTCATCAAACTTTGTTAAGCCCATGCGCCCACAGTGATAGCTTACACGAATGACGGGCGGGTTAGGGAGTTTCTGGTGTCGGTGATAGACGACGTGGTTTACGTCGAACTCGTCAATGGTCGGCGCGGTCGTTTTGACGAGTTCGGCCTCACTTGCAAACGGCGTCAGCTTCGCCACTAGCGGAAATTCAAAGTTACATTGAATACAGTAGCGGGCCGCGGCATGGTTGTAGACGCCGCACTGATCGCAGATGCGAATCGGCGCGCTGCCGGGCGTGCCTTTCGACTTGCCGGGCTTGCTGGGTATCAGCGGATCATTGATTGGCCCCAGGCGGCGCGTGTTGCCGGCGAAGTCAGCGACCAGGCAGTTTGTCTTCCCTGTCTCCGGGCTGGTGCGAGTTCCCCGCCCTAGCATCTGTACCCACAGAGACGCGGAGCCCGTCGCCCGCAGCATGCCGATGAAATCACAGGCGCGATTATTCACGCCGGTCGTGAGCATATTCTTACTGACGGCACAGCGCAGCGTGCCTTTTTTCCAGCGCTTAATCGCCTGCTTGTTGTGCTCGGCCCCGCGCTCGCTATGAATCGAATCAGCGTCAATACCGAACTGCTTCAGGATGGTAGTCACCACGTCGCAGTTTTCAATTGAGTCCGTGAACACAAGCCAGCTTCGCCGGTCATGGGCCAGCATGCACATTTCTTTGCAGCATTCCAGCAGCACTTTCTTTGAGGCCGCGGCTAGCTGGCTTTGGTCGAACTCGCCCGCGCGAATGGATATGTCACTTACATCAATCTCAACCGATGTGCGCTTAGGGATAGGCGGCAGCAGAAAGCCTTCGTTCAGTAACTGGTTGAATTTGTCAAGTGTGGTCCAGTCGCAAACAATATCGTCAAATATGCCATCTTCGGTGAGTAAGCCCTGGCCTAGCCGATATGGAGTCGCTGACAGGCCGATGACCCGCAGACTGGGATTGATGACTCGCAGCGCGGCTAACACTTTCTGATACGTGGTTTCGGCGCGCGGGGAGATTAAATGCGCTTCGTCAATGATTACCAAGTCACGATGACCAAAGCGTTCTGGCATCTTGACGACCGATTGTACGCCGCCGAAGACAATCGGCAGCGCGGCTTCTTTGCGGCCTAGCCCGGCGCTGTAGATGCCCGCTGGGGCTGTGGGCCACTGTTCGAGTAAGTCGCTGTGATTCTGACTTATCAGGGTATGGACGTGCGTGAGAGCTAGGATGCGCTGGCCGTGCCACTGGGTCATGACGCGGCGAATGGTTTCCGCTATCAATGTACCCTTACCTGTGCCTGTGGGCAGAGCTATCAAGATATCGCCGTCGTTGCCGTTCGCGTAGTATTCGACGAACTTGTTATAGGCGTCTTCTTGATAGTGATAGAGGGTTTTCATTGCTCGGTTATTGGCGTCCAGTTATCGCACCCGCGGGGGATGTACTCTTTCGGAATTTCCCCGAACTGCGAGCAATTCCATTGCCCGTTATCAGCCGGGCTCGCATTCTTGCACGACCGGCAATTGCGCTCGGGAGCTTCCCCGAAGTGACAGACTTTCATGAGCGGGCAGTACTTACACTCATAGTAGCTGGCGTTCTCAGAAAGTCTCGGCGGTGGAATGGGCGAACTGACAATTCGCTGCGCTCGGCTGAGCATTTCCTCGCCTAGCTTGTGATCGAGTTCCAGCACTTCAATGTGCAGGTCATCATCATTCTTTGAAATTGAAATGTAAACGGCGTAGCGGAGCTTGAAGCCTACGCCGTAAGTACACATCTGGGACCAGTGCAAGGGCTTTGCGTAAGTAACTCCACCTTCCACCAGTTTCTTGTGGGCAACCTGCGAGCCGGTTTTGAACTCAAGTAAGAACGGCTCATTGATGCCGTAGCGTTTGAACAATCCACGCCCGTCGCAACTACCGCCGAAGTGCCCGGCGACGGCTACCATACGCGCTTGCTTACCGTCTTCCTCGACTTGAATTACTTCGCACTGGATGCCGGTAAGCCATTCGATGAAGCGCTCTTCCTCTTTATGCCCACGATTGAACAGCCGTAGCATGCGCCCGCTGAACTCTTCGTGCCCGCACCAGCGGAACTTGTACCACAAGAAGCGCTCGCATTTGTGGCCGATTTCGCTCGCGCCTAAGTGCGAGCGCGGTCCGTCGTTGTAAGCAAGCTGGCAATATTCGTCAATATCAGCCTTGATTTGCTGAGCGAGGGCAAAGCGGCCCACTTCCGTTGTCAGGTCTATCTTGGGGCTGATCGGGTTTTGAATTTGAACTAGCTTCGTATCTGAGGAAATCACGTTGTATTTCTCCTAGCCTGCCGCACTGCTTACAGGTAAAAAGTGCGGAGGGCGAGTTTATCGCCGCTCCGCAAACACATTGCACTTGCCACACTTGCGGCTTACTTAGTTGCCCACGGCGGCGTCTGCTGCGTCGGCGCTTGCGACCAGGCGGTCTGGACCGGCACCGGGTTAGAAGGGAACGCAGTCGCAGTCTGGGAAAATTGACCCTGTATAGGGTTTACCTGCGCTGGCGCACCCCACTGAGCGGCGGCTGGCGTGGCGACGATAGGTTGAGCGGGCGGCGCGTACTGAGGCGCAGCTTGTACGGGCTGCTGGACCGGGGCCGGCGCTGACTGCTGCTTTCCAGGGTCATTTCCCTGCGCGTCTTTCACGGCCTTGACTTCGGAGTACTGCGAGTTATTCTTCTGTGGGCCGATTTTCGCCTGAAACGGAATGCCGTTCAACTGGCGCGTATCCTGCAAGTTAATCTGGCCGGTAACATGGCAGATGGCTGAAAGCTGCTTAAAGGCGATGGTAACGGCTGTCTGATTCTGATTCCACAGATTCAGGTTGTAGCGCTGTTCGCGGCCTGCGAACGGATGGCCGGCTTGAACCTTGAGGGTCAACTGAAGGTAAGCGCCGGTCTTTTCGGCTGTTTCTTTCTGCTCTGAATCGGTAATCGTGACAGGGTACCAATCCAAAGGTAGCGGCTCCGGTGTCTGCTCCGGTGCAACTTGTGAAGCGTTAAAAGCGATGTTCATTCGTTTCTCTCCTATTGTAACTTATTAATGATTGCGCCTAAGTCGGCGGGTTCCATTTCCTGTAAAACTCCGCTGCGGTCCCGTGCAACCGCGTCGAAGCTAGGTTTGCACTGAAGCGCGCGGCAGTCCTGGCGCGTAGCCGGGTCAACCCATCGCTTCATGCGAAATACGTAGTCAAAGAAGTACGGCAACTGTGGGCCTAACTTCTTGCCCGGCATCATTGGCCCATAGTGGCCTGCCCCGGTTGCTTCATCCTGCACAAACTCTTCTTTGCAGGAGATATAAATGTGACGGCCCGGCAGATCGCGGAACTTCTTGGCAAGTACGACAATCTGTTCCATCATTTCGCCGTATGCCTTGCGTGGGTCTTTTGTGCTGGCCTTTTCTTTGGCGAGAATAACCTCGCCCATTTCGCTTATTGAGTCAAGACAGCATGCGCCGAATTGCTTAGCTTCCTGCGAAGTTGCAAAC